TTCGTTTTTACCTGTTTCTTCATTTTTAGTCCAATTGTGACTAGATTGTTCATAAGTAAATGGGCCTTTAATAATTCCTGTACCAAGTAAAGCCGCTTCAAATAAAGCATGACGTAATACATTTACAGCACTTGATTCTTCTAGTTGGTCATGAATCATTTTTTCCATGTTACCAGAAGCTTCTTCTGCAGGACTTATTTGAGGTTCTTTTGCACTATTAGTTGCAGGGCCTTCTACAAAATTCCCACCTTCATATTTACTTTTTAAACCATTTAAAATACTATTTATTGTAGCACCTTTTTCTAAATCATTACCATCACCGGGAAATCCATAAGGACTTTCTTGTTCTGGTTGTTCTTTAGGTTTTTCAGAAATATGAGCATACTCTGCTATATTTTCTGGAACAGGTGTAGGCTCTACTCCTACTGGAAATTTTCCACTAGAAAATAAAACTTCAATTAATTGTCCATAAGCCGCAAGAACTTTAGTCTTAGTTATTTTAACAAATACTTTTGATTTTTCTGATTCAGTAAATGCCATATCGTTACCATAGACTCCTCTATAGTTTCTATACGCTCTTAACCAACGTTGCTCATCAAACTGACGAGCATTTTCTGCATCAATAAATTTGCTTTTAACTAAACCGGCAAGACCCGAAACATCATACTCTTGTTTTGGACTATCTTCCTTATCACCTAAAGCTAAGATATCTGCTGTATCTTTTTTAGCCATTAATTATTTTCCGTCTGCTACTTTTGATAAGTCACCTTGTGAATACATTTTTAACATTTCAGCTTGTGGTTTTTCTTTTGCAGGTACACCATCAGCAACATTAGATAATTCACCGCTAGAATACATTTTTAATAATCCTGCTTGTGGTTTTTCTTTTGCCATAAGTGTATCAGAAACTTCTGAAACTTCACCTTGTTTATACATTTTCATTTTCATAGTTATCTCCTAATAATCTTTTTCGTTAGCCATCTTCATAAAAGATGCTTCAACTTTGTTTTCTGTTTTCTTTGGGAATTCATTTGGTCTAGTTTCATAGTTAGCTTGAATACTCATATCTAACTTTTCACCTACTGGCGTATCTTTTGGATAATCAGCACCAAGGTCACCCTGTTTGTATTTTGTTAATACTGGTTGTGGCATTTAGCCCTCCTTAATTTTATCTTTTAAAAAATCCATTAGTTTTGGATTATCTACAAATATTGTTGTTAAACCATTAGCTAAACCATTAACTACTAGTTCTTCTACTTTCTCATCTAAATCCATATTCCATTGATATATAATTGCATGTAACATTTCATGTATCAATGTGTTGGCATGAGAAACTCCTGTTTCTTCTGCAGTGTAACCTATTACACCTTCTTTAGCAAAAAACTGTCCTTGTGCTTCATTTGCACTAGCAACAGTTTGTTTCCACTCTTCGAGTTTATAATCTCGATAACCTATTTTAATTTTATCTGGTCTTTGCATTAATATCCAAATACTCTATCTGCCGGTTTAAATTTTTCTTTTTCTGTATATCTATTTGCATCATGACTTTTAGGATGTACAGTTCTACTCATAACCCCATATCTAAGTGCATCATAAGCATGGTCTTCTGCATGTGTGTCTACATCTTCTGGATTGTTTTTATCCACTGGTAACATAGGCATTGTTCTAGCAAGATTAGTACAATTAGAAAAAACTTTTAGTTTAGGTTGACCTGTATCTAGGTCTTTTGTTAGTAACCTATGTAATTCTAATTTACCTGCTACTCTACTTCTTGGCGACCTATCAGAGGGTCTCCATTTACAACCTTCTCTAATCATTGTTTCTGCAATACTAGGGCCGGCATCCCCTCGTTTTGCCCAAGTTGAAGAGTCCAAGATTCCATATCGAATATATTCGTTGTGTTCTTTTTCCATGACTTGTCTGGCAAATACATCTGCTGTAACTCGTTGGGTATAATGCTCTCTGTATACCCAGAAATTGTTATCGAAGTCAACTGCAATCCAAAGAACGCAAGCCGCAGATGAATAGCCCCAGTCACATGTTCTGAATCTGAGCCAGTTACTGGGAATGTCAAAAGGCTGAACAACATGGACAGACATATCAAATTCCGGAAACGCCGAATTTTCAAATGCACTCCAGTCTCCTTCTAAAAATTGTTTTCTTTGTACTTCTGGTAAAGATGATAACATAATCATGTAATCATCCGTTTGCATTAAATACGGATTATCTTGTAACTTAGCCGGTATAAATCTTCTTGTTATAGATTTTCTACCTGCCATTGTGTCAATATGCACGTCAAAGGCTTTATTTGGCTCACTAGGGTCTACAAACATCTCTTTAACCCATAATGACCCTACATTACCCGGATTGCCTGTAGCACGCATATAAACAGGAATATCGGGGTCTACACTTCTTAGGGAGGAACGTAAGAAATTGTAAATCTCTGGAGTAGGATATTGAGGTAACTCATCTATACCTATCCATGTGTATGATTGACCTTGGTAACGAAGAACGTCAGTTAAGTTTTCTGCGTAACCAAATTCAATTCTAGCACCAGATGGAAATCGCCATTCTTTTTCTTGCTCTCTCCATTTAGCACCGGGATATGCTTGACCATATAAACGTTGAGAATGATTAATCATATCTCTAAGTTCTGGCATTGAACGTCTAATTAACAATGCTCTATGATTTGCTTTATCACAATACCTAAGTGGGTCAATTAACATGGCGTAGGATTTACCTCCACCTCTTGCTCCACCATAAAATACTTCTCTTTCTGGTGCGGCTAGAAACTGTGTTTGCGGCCCATCATTAGGTTGAAATATTATATTTTTTTCTACATGTTCTTGAACATTTGGAGGAAGTTTATCTACTTCCTTATCTGTCATAACTGCAGAATTTTTTCCTTTTAGTGCATCATCTGTTTTAAGAATCTGTTCTTTTCTTTTTTTAGCATTGTGCAAATCATTAGTAGCTTTTTTAATTTTGTCATCTTGTCTTTTGATAACTCTTTTAGCCGCTTGCTTTGCTTTAGTTGCTACACTAAAATGTTTTTTTTCTTGTTCTACTCCTCGTTTTCTTCCGAGGTTTTGTTTTGGTTTAGGTGGTGGGATGTCCATCTGTTATTTATAATTTTTCTAAGTCCAGTATGTGTAATAGAACGACCTGTTTTTTGAGTTAGCCATCTTGCTACTTCACGATACGAACAATTATTTAAATACTCTTTTGCTTCTTCCAGAGCATCTAGTTCTTCTTGTATGGGCTCAATATAATCTGTATTTTCTTCTAGCTTATATCCGAAAGGTATAACTCTAGCTTTTCTTTTAATTGATTCCATCTTTAGCAGGTAAAATAAATATTCCATGAGCTACTTGTCCTGTAATATCTATTTTATCTTTTTTGACAAGTCCTACTCTGTCTAGTATTTGTTTAGCCGCTTCCATTCTAATATTAACACCGGGAGTTTTACCATCTTCATCTAATGCATCAACTAAACCTTTTACCGCTTTAGCTGAATTAAGTGCAAGAGAATATTCGGCTCTCTCTAGTATTTCTTCTTTTAATGCTTTAATAACTTTAGGATATGAATTAAGTGCATACCCTGCAATCTCTCCTGCTTTCTTTGGGCTACCATGAGCTTCACCAAATAATGCAGTAAGAAAATTTTCTTGTTGTTCTGTTAATTCTCTAGTTTCTTTTTTTGTTGGTAACATTTATCCGAACGCTTTCCAAAAAGCCGCCGCTAATCCATAAGGGTCATCCAAAGGATATCCTAAATGATTTAATTCAACTTTAGGTTTAGCTTTAATTTTTTTTACAGCCACTGGCTTTTTTGTTTTTTCTTTACTCTTCTTTCTTTTTTCCATTCTGGTGACTCCGGTATGATTCCAATCTCTTCTTTAAATTCTCTTTCTTGATATCCATGTTCTGCAGTAGATAAAATCTGTTCTCTCATTTTATCTTCCTTACCACCTCTATCTGATAGTGTAGCAATGTTAGGTGCAGTAATACGTAATTCTATAAAAGGGTCTCTACAAGGATTTTTCCTTTTATGCATAGGTAAATTTTCTGTAAAGTATTCTTTTGTTTTTTTATTATAATATTGATATGTTGGCATTATATTTCTGATTTTATTTCTTGATGTTCACAGTTACAACATTCACATTGACCACCACAACAAGAACCACTATTACTACAATGACAAGCATGTCCACATGTTTTACAAGTTCCACAATCTGGCATTATGATT